TGGAATTGTTAGTCGCGTAGCTTCAGCAGCGGTAGGGAGCAGAAATTCAATCACCTTTTGGGCATTGAATCGGGCGAAAGAAGCCAACGATGAAGATCTGGCAGTGGAAGTTTTAAAGGCTTCACAGTGTGACGAATCAGAGATCGAACGTTTTGCTAGACGCTGGGATAATAGTAAAATTTAGGGGGAATGGTTATGATTAAAAATGAATCTGAAATCTGGAAATCATTACCAGATGTTGCAGGAGTGGAAGTTTCCACGTTGGGAAGAGTTCGGACGCTAGATAAAGTTACGTCAAGTGAAAAATATACACGTTTTACAAAAGGACAGGTTTTAAAGCAATTTAACGACAAAAATGGCTACCTGAGAGTAAGCATTATAATTGATGGTAAACAGACTAAGAAATATGTTCATCGCCTAGTTGCCCAGACGTTTATTAAAAACCCTGATAATTTGCCACAAGTCAATCATCGGGATTGCAATAGAAAAAACAACAACGTTGAAAATTTGGAGTTTTGCACTGCTTCATATAACCAGAAATACAGGAATAAACATGGGATATCACAAACAGAAGCAGTAGGCCATCAATTATTCGCAGTCAACTTAACCACATTGGAAGTTTCACATTTCCGTTCACAAAGTGAAGCGAGCCGGGAGCTCGGAGTTACCCGGCCAAACATCATTGCTGTTCTTAAAGGCGGTCGAAATCAAGCCGGCGGATTTTGGTTCGTGAATGATGACGGCCATGCCTTAGACGTTGTAAAAAGCAAACTTCATGACATTGGCGGAATTGGATTAAAAATAAAACATCGAGCAAGAATTTAAAAAATATGCAATTTAACTTTACAAGTGAAAGAGTTAGAGTTATAATAATAACATAGATTAAAGGAGGTTATAAATTATGCGGAAACATGCTAATGAAGATTTACGTTACATGTCGTATCGAATTCCAAATAGATTGATTGCAGATAAGTTAGGAATCACCGCTCAGGCTTACATGAACATGCTAGTCGATCCATTGAAGCAAGAAAAGCACGATCAAATTGTTGGAATTATTGAAGAACTCAAGGAGGAAATTAAAAATGGGACTATTGGATAAGATTAAGGAAAATGCGAATAACCGGATCAGTAACGAAGATTTACCGTTAGGCAATTATGATGGTGTATTAAAGAATATTAAGCACGGCAATGCGGCTGATTACGAAGTATGGCGTTTTATTTACGAAGTCGAAGACCAAAATCATAAGCCAGCAACTTTGGTCGACACGATGTTTGTTAACAGCGATCCGGAAAAGAATGAAAACCAATTATCTTTTCGGATTGCGCCATATTATGAAGCTGGAGTGATCAGCGATGAGATTGTTGAAAAAGCTACTGGCAATCTTGAAGGATTTTTCGAATGGTTGGTAAAACAGATGATCGGCACTGTTGTGACAGTTAAATTATCCGAAGAAACTTACAAAGGTAAGTCACGCCGAAATGTAACCTTGCAAAGCGTTAATACTGATAAAATTAAAGACGAAGACGATTCGATTCCGTTCTAAAAATAGGTGAAAATAATGACAATTTATAAACAGATCCCTGGTTATGAAAGGATTTATGAGGCAGGGGAAGATGGGACTATTTGGAGCTGTGAGGGAAAGACAACATTTAGAAAATTAAGTGATGGCAGCATTCAAAAACGAGTTTGGAAACGTCGGAAGTTGAAGCCTTCATCCAAAAAACGTCCGCGAAGTACAAATTACGATTATCGAGTAGTCCTTTGTAAGGATGGAACAGACAAAATATTGTCATTAGCACGACTAGTGGCGATGACGTTTGTACCTAATCCGTATTGCAAACCGTGTGTTAATCATATCGACGGAAACACCTTCAATAATCAGCCGAGCAACCTAGAATGGTGCACTTACGCAGAAAATAATGAGCATGCTTTTAGAACCGGACTTAACAAAAGCAGTAAATCGGTAAAGCTCGTAAGTAGTCGAAATGGATTTACGAATGAGTTTTATAGCATGGCACAAGCTAGCAAATGGTTAGGGTTCGGTCGTAATTATATTTCAAGACTATTGAGAAAAGGAATTACATCTGTTGGTGAGTACGAAATCATCAGATTAAAATAATGATGCTAAATTCTAAAAAATAAAGGGCTGAAAAGCCCTTTTATTGTAGGTGAAATTGATGTTTAAACTATACGATTACCAACAAAAAATGATTGATGATGCGCGTAAATTAATGAAGTCAGGAATTAAGAATATTGCCATGATAGCCCCTCCAGGAGCTGGCAAGTCGGTTGTGATAGCCGAGATTGCGCGGATGACAACAAGACGTGGCAAGCGTGTATTGTTTTTCGTCCATCGTCAAGAATTGGTGGATCAGATCAAAGAATCTTTAATTCAGCAGGACGTTTCGCCGGAGTTGTCAAGCGTCATGATGGTTGGTAAGGTTAAAAACCATATTAATGATTTGCCTAAACCGGATTTAATCATTACCGATGAGGCACAACACGCACGGGCGAAAACTTATATAGACATTTTCAAGCATTGGCCTGACGTACCACGGTTAGGTTTTTCTGGTAGTTTATGGCGTATGAGTGGGGCTGGTTTCGATGATATCTACCAAGGGATTGTATACGGGCCAACTGTAAGGTGGTTAATAGATCACGAACATTTAGCACCGTTCACGTACTATGGCGCTAAGTTGTTCGATGACAAAAAACTAAAAAAAGCACACGGGGATTTTACACAAGCGTCAATCAAGGATGCGGCTACAGATACTATTTTTGGTGACATCTATGACACGTGGCACGATAAAGCTTCTGATCGCCGTACAATTGTTTATGCGTACAGTACCGAGCACAGTAAGGAAATAGCCGCAGAGTTCCGTAAACATGGTGTAAAGGCCGCTCACGTTGATTCTAAGACACCAAAAGCTGAACGCGATAAGATTGTGGCAGCGTTCCGCATTGGCGAAATACAGGTTTTATGTAATTATTCGCTTTTTGATGAGGGGTACAACGTTAAAGAATGTTCGTGCTGCGTGATCGCACGTCCGACCGCTTCTATGGTATTCAACATCCAATCAACCATGCGGTGTATGCGCTACTTGCCAGGTAAGCAAGCAATCATTATTGATCATGCCGGTAATTATATGCGCTTTGGGTTGCCTGATGATCAGCACGAATGGAATCTATCTGGAAGAAATTCTAAAGGGAAAGTCGATGCACCAGATATACACACGTGCCAATATTGTTATCAAGTATTCTATGAGTGGACATCAGACAACCGCTGTCCGTACTGTGGAGAACTTAAGCCAGAAGTAGATCCGCGGACACCAGAAGGCAAAAAGAAGATTGAGCAGGCGAAAATGATTGAGATTGCTAACCGTAATGTTGAAAAAGACGATAGCCTAATTTCAATCTACGAACATTTTAAAGCACGCAAGATCATGAACATTGGTGATGTTCACCGTCCGATCAATGCTGCAATTAGGCAAAAAGGCATATGTGGCAGTGACGAGCTGAACAGGTTTGCAACATATTTAGGTGTTAAAAAGAATTATGTGTTTAGGCTTTACAACCATAGGTATTAGGGTTATAATACTAATATAGTCAAAGAAAGGTTAGTGATAGTTGGAGGTGTAATAACGTATGGCGATTAAAGGAGCAGAAGCCGTTATTCAGGACAGCATAAGAGTAGCCTTGGCACAGGCAGGTTACATCGTGTTTAGAGCTAACGTGGGTAAAGTTAAGACTGCCGATGGAAGATGGTTTGATAGTGGCCTGCCGACAGGCTTTAGCGATTTGATGGGTTACAAGCCAGAAAACGGCCGCGTGTTTTTTATCGAAGTGAAAACGCCAGTCGGTCGGAGACGCAAAGACCAAATCAGATTTGCGAACGGATTACGAGATAAGAATGTAATTTATGGTGTTGCAAGATCTGCCGAAGAGGCAGTAACAATCGTAAGAAATGAGCTTAAGATACTGGAGGATCGTAATGATTAATAACGAAGAAGAAATTTGGAAAGTACATCCTGAATACGCAGAAATAGAAGTATCAAGTCTCGGTAGAGTTAGAACACTAGATAAAATGGTATGGAATGGATGGGGAACATGGCTCATGAAAGGACGAGTTTTGAAACAAGACGAATGCACAAACGGCTATCTGCAAGTATGCATTAAAGTCAATGGTAAATTCATTAAGCAAAGGATTCACCGCCTCGTGGCTCAGACATTCATCCAGAACCCTGACAATTTGCCACAGGTGAATCACAAAAATTGTAACAGAGCTGATAATCGCGCCAGCAACCTTGAATGGTGCAGCAATTCATATAACCAAAAATATAGGAACAAATTTGGAGTATCACAAGCAGAAAAAACAGGATATCCATTATTTGCGGTAAACTTGGCCACGAATGAAGTTTTACATTTCCGTGCACAAAGGGAAGCAGGCCGTGAACTGGGAATTGACCGATCATGCATTAACAACGTTATTAACGGCAGACGAAACCATACCGGTGGTTTTTGGTTTGTAAATGATGACGGACATGCAGTAGACGTTGTGAAAAGCAAGCTACACGACATTGGAAAAACTGGATTAAAGATTAAATAGGGAGGATTAATTGGATATGGATTCAGAGATTAATAGTTATGTCGTATTACAGGAAAATCAACCAACTAAAGTATTCATTGATAAGCAAAAAGCTAATGATTATGCCAATAAATATCATGGCACAGTGGAAGTGGTTAAGTTACGAATTGGAGGATAAACATGTTAATTAAAATATCAATGTTCATCGCAGGGTATATAACTTTTGTATTGTTTTTTGGCAAGCTGCTAAGTATGAATGATAAGGAAGTGTGAAATAAATGAAAACGAGTGAATTTAAACGGGAACTGAAAAAGATTGGTGATTATGAATTTGATGGTAATCGAGTACTGGCGGCCGGTGACAGTTGGCTTGCCTTCATTAGCTCAAAAAATCGGAACACAATTGATACGGAAGGTGCCGTATTTGACGTTTCTGACGAACTGTTCAAATTAGTATATGAATACGCAGCAACACCGATTAAGGAACGGGAAGATGAGAAACGATATTATGTGCGGGTGATTTTAGAAGATTCTGTTTATTTGGGATCACCAAAAGGAAACTCTAGCTACTTTGTAATAGATGATATGCACGGATTAGACAAGCACAGTTGCAAAACTATTTTCACCGAATCAGAAATCGAAGAAATGAAACGCAATCCTAGTCTGGCAATCGACTGGAATAAGGCACTGGAAGAAGTGGATGGAAATGAGTAAAACAGTTGTGTTAACAGACATTCAGCGAAAGTTAATTCATGAAACGGTTGATGATTTTTTAAACCGCAATCCTAAAATACAAGCACATCATAAATCAGGAAAACCCAGAGAAATATTAACGATTGAGGCTGATGTTGAGGAGGCAGAAAAATGAAGATACAAGTAATTAATGAATTAAATAATGATCCTGTTTTAATTATTTTTGATAACGCTAAGACTAAGACTAACAAGTTTAGTATTGCAAAAGATCAATTACTAGGAGACACAAATTTAATAGCAGAACAGTTAAGGGAATGTGCTCGTGAATTAGTCAATTATAGAACGGAAAAATCTGAGAGGTAGAAGACTAATGAATTGGGAAACAGAAATCGTGAAATTGGAGGAAGAAAAATGAAACGAGAGATTAAGTTCAGAGCGTGGGACAACGAGTGCAAGGTAATTAGGGAATATGACGAATTGAAAGGGTTGACCTTGGATGCCTTAGATGCAAGTGATTTTAAGCTTGAACAGTTTATCGGTCTCAAAGACAAAAACGGAAAAGATATTTATGAAGGTGATATTGTTCGCTGTGAACATGATTATCAGGGCACTGATTACAACGGAAAAGTTATGTTTTTCAATGGTGGATTTTGTGTATGGACAGGTGGATTCCGGAATTATGTTTGGGACGATATGGTTCCAGAGATTATCGGCAACATTCATAAAAATCCGGAATTGTTGGAGGTAGATGAATGACAGAATTAGAAGAAAAGCAGGCTAATTGCCCGTATTGCCACGAACCATTCCAAGAATTATCTAATCAGTATATAACCGTAGCAGTTGCAATTAATTCTAAAGAAGTGTCATTAAGAATGATGGATTCCGAGCTTTATATTGACAATGTTTCAATAAATTATTGTCCGGTGTGTGGGCGGCTTTTGGAAAGGTAGTGGGTTTATGGAAAAGGAATGTTGGAAACCAGTTAATGGGTATGAAAGTATTTATGAGATAAGTTCTTTTGGGAACCTAAAAAACATAAAAACTGGAAGAATGATGCATCCTTCAAAAAATGGTCAAGGTTATATGATCATTACTTTATCAAAAAACAATCATCAAAGAATGGCGAGAGTTCACAGATTAGTAGCTTTAGCATTTTTAAGTCAAGGTGAAGCCATGAGAAGAGTAGTCAATCATAAAGATGGAGATAAAATCAACAATAATATTTCTAATTTAGAATGGGTTACTCCAAAAATAAATTCCAAACATGCTGTAGAAACCGGATTAATTAATAATGATGTCGTTGTCCAAATGAATGATTATGGAAAAGTTATAGCTTTTTATCACTCGACTAGGGAAGCTGCTAATAAAACAGGCATTGACTATTCTGCAATATCTTCTGTTATGTTGCAT